TTCTCCGAAGATCTGCACCCGGACGTGCGCGTGGCGTTCTGGCTTCGGATGGCGGCCTTGCGGCTGCCATCCGAACGCTGGGGCGAGTTGCTAGACGATGGCACGGCCCTGTTCGTGGCGCATCACCGGACTCTGGAAGCCAAAACCGAGCAGTCCACGGACGGCACGGGCGGCATTGAGGCCGCTGCCGGCACCGTGTCCAGCGAGTCCAAAACCGTGGGATCGGTATCCAAGTCCAAATCATACACCAACGCTGCCAGCCTGGACCCCAATGCCGGAGCCTGGAATGGCACCATCTACGGTCAGCAGTTCTTTGACCTGATGCAAATGGTGGGAGCCGGAGGAATGCAGATATGAAGTCCGGCGTGACCGTACGGAAAAACGAGGTGTTCGACATCTCCAAGGCCATGCGTGCACTGACCCAGCGATCCGTGTTGGTTGGCATCCCTGTCGATGCAGTGCGATCCGATGATGATGGTCCCATCACCAATGCCCAACTGGGCTACATCCACGAAAACGGCAGCCCGGACAACAACCTGCCTGCCAGGCCGTTCCTCATGCCCGGCATTCGTGCGGTACACCCTCAGATTGTGGATCAGTTGCGCGGTGCGGGAAAAGCCGCCCTGAAGGGCAACACGGCGGGTGTCCTCAAGGCCCTGGAACGGGCCGGGATCATTGCCCAGAACAGTGTCCGTGCCCAATTCGTGGACAACGATTGGCAAGCCTTGTCCGAAACAACTCTCAATCGGCGTCCCGTGACTGCACGGGATGATGATGGCAAGCCCGTAAAGTATGGCAAGAGCCGCCAGGAAAGAGGCGCGATGAACCCGTTGATTGATAAAGGCGAACTCCGCAAGTCCATAACCTATGTAGTTGAACGCAAGGGACGATGATGAATTTTGACGATATTTTTGATGACCCGGAACTCAAAACCGAGTTCATGCTGACGCGCACCACAGAGTCCGTCAACGTCAATGGCCGTGCTGAATTTTTGCCCACGGACATTCCGCTCAAGGGCGTGATCCTGCCCGCCACCGAGAAACAGATGGAACGGCTGCCGGAAGAACACCGCAACTCAGAAATCATGGCCATCTATTGTGCATACCAGATCACGTCCGGCTCGGAAACTCTGGCCGCCGATGTGGTGACCCATCGTGGTGAAAGTTACGAAGTCATTTCGGTCAAGGATTGGATGCAGCTCGCCGGATACTGTGAGGGACTTGCCAAGTCCACCAGCGTCATGGGCCGGGAAATCGGGGAATAATCATGACCAACACGTCTGCATATTCCGGCTATCTGACCCCAACCTCCGCGCCCATCGAAATGGAAGGGTTCGAGGACGCGATTCAGGCCATGGTGACAGGTGTCACCGGTTTGGACGGCACCATGGTGCGGCCCCGGTACCAGGCCAAGCCACCAAGCCGTCCGAGCAAAAGCGAGAATTGGTGTGCCATTGGCGTGAAAACATTTCTGGGTACCAACTCATCGGCAGCACATGACAGCGAGGGAGACGGTCACGATGTGGTGACCACATGGACCGACCTTGAAGTGCTGACAACTTTTCATGGGCCCCGCGCCCTGGAACTGGCCACACGTTTGAAGGACGGCTTGTTACTGGAACAAAACCGGGCCGTATTGCGCAAGGCCGGAATAGCTGTGACAAATTCCGGGGAGCCGATCAATGCCCCGGAAAAGGTCAGCGGAGCATGGACGCCCCGCATAGACCTACCGCTGAACATGCAATGGGAAACGCGCCAGACGTATGGTGTGCTGAATTTATTGGACGCCCCCGGATCGGTTGTTTCCGACAACGGCGTGTCCGTGAAAATTGTGCCTCAGGCATAGGAGATTACCATGGGAACCGGACTTTCCGTCAATCGTGTCGTCAATGTTGATATTTTCATGTCGCCCCTCGCCACGCCTCGTCGCAATTTTGGCGTACTCTGCGTGGCAGGTGATTCGGATGTCATCACCGGGTTGGAGCGCATCCGCACCTACACCTCTCCAGATGCCATCGCTGCTGATTTTGGTATGGGTGCCCCGGAATACAAGGCCGCCGAGTTGTATTTTTCACAGAAGCCAAAACCCAAGGTCATGATGGTAGCCCGCTGGATTCAGGCCGCTACACCGGGCAGTCTGCGTGGCAGTGCGGCAGTGTCCGAGATCACATCCTGGGCCGCCATTTCAGATGGGGCCATGGACATTGAAGTGGACGGCGTCGAAGCCAACCTCACAGCATTGGATTTCTCCGGCGAGACCAACATGAACGGCGTGGCTTCGGTCTTCAGCGCGGCCCTTTCCGGTGCCGGACAGTCGGGCGCATCCTGCGTATGGGACGGCAGCCAGTTCGTGGTCTCCACCACAGCCACCGGCTCCACCGCATTCATGGGCTACGCATCCGCGCCCTCATCGGGCACCAACATCTCCATCATGACCGGTCTGACAGAACTCCTGTCCTACACGCCGGTGCCCGGCTATGACGCCGAGACTCCGGCAGAATGCGCCGCCGCACTGGCTGATGTGTCCGGCGAATGGTACGGTCTGCAATTCGCAACCGCCGCAACTGTCACGGACGATCAGCATGTGGCCGTATCCGCCTTTATCGAAAGCACGGGCAAGAGCCGTGTCTATGGCGTCACGACCACGGACCCGCGTTGCCTGTCTTCCACCTTCACCACTGACCTGGGCACCCGCCTCAAGGAATTGGGATATGATCGCTCCTTCCCCATTTTCAGTGCCGTCCCTTATGCCGTGGCTTCCGTGTTCGGTCGCGCCTTTACCGTCAATTTCAGCGGCAACAAGACAACCATCACCTTGAAGTTCAAGCAGCTTCCCGGAGTCGTGGCCGAAACATTGCGTGAATCCGAGGCCAAGACCTTGGAAAGCAAGCACATCAACTACTTCGCCAACTACGATAACGATACCGCCATTCTTGAAGAGGCCGTGGTCAGTTCCGGTGCTTTCTTCGATGAAATACACGGCATGGACTGGCTCCAGAACGCGGTCCAAACAGGAGTTTGGAACCTGCTGTATCAGTCCAAGACCAAGGTTCCCCAGACCGAGGACGGCGTGACCCGCATCCATGGTCGCATCGCCTCGGTCATGAAGGGAGCCCTTGCCAACGGACTCATCGCCCCCGGCCAATGGAACGCCGACGGCTTCGGCCAGTTGCAGGAAGGCGATTACCTGACAGACGGCTATTACATTTACACCCAACCCATCGTGGACCAGGCCCAGAGTGAACGTGAGGCGCGCAAAGCACCGCCGACCCAGTCTGCCATCAAGCTGGCCGGAGCCATCCACTCTGCGGATGTACAAATCAACGTGAATCGATAGGAGGATATGAATCATGAGTAGCTATAGTTTTCTGGATGTTTCCGCCGTCATCGACGGCCCTGGCGGCAACTTCTCCATCAAGGAAGGAACTGCTGACGAAGGTATTTCCGTTGATCCGGTGAGTAATCAAAATACCATGACCGAGGGTGCTAACGGGGATGTCATGCATTCCTTGGCGGCTGGCTCTGCCGCAACCGTGACCCTGCGCCTGCTCAAGACCTCACCGGTCAACGCGCAGCTCATGCAGATGTTCAAGCACCAGACCGCAAGTGCTGCACGGCATGGTCAGAACGTCATCACCATTCGCGATGCAGTGCGTGGAGACGTGGAGATTGTAAGCCAGGCAGCGTTCCAGAAGAGGCCGCCCAACTCCTGGGCCAAGGCCGGCAACATTATCGAATGGGTTTTCGACGGTGGCAAATCCGATCCCATCATGGGAACGGGCACTCCTGAGGCGGTATAATCATGAATGTAGAAACCGAATGCAAAGGACATACATATCAGGTTGGCACTTTGTCTGCCATGCAGCAGTTTCACGTGGTGCGCCGCCTGTCCGGTGTGCTGGCCGGGCTGGCTGGACTTCTCGATCTTGACAAGGCCAAGCCGGATAATGCCACTTCCAACGAGGATAAGGTGGCTGCTCTCCTCGCTGGTTTTGGCGAGAAAAATATGAGCGAAATGCTGGAACCGTTGATCAGGGAACTGACCAACATGTCCGATGATGATGCCGAATACATCATTCTCACCTGTCTGACCGTGGTCATGCGCAAGCAAAGTGGCGGTGGCTGGGCCAAGGTCGTGGTGGACGGCCAGTTCATGTTTCAGGACATGGACATGGTAATCATGCTGACCCTGACGGCCAAGGTGGTGATGGGGAACATGAAGGGTTTTTTCGCCGCCCTGCCGGGGGATATCCCCGGCGCAATCCAGACGTAGTCTTTGACCCCGTTCGCATGGCGGGCGGGGAGGAATGGTTGTTGCGTCCGGTGCTGGCCGGATGCTGTAAATATGAGTCTCTGGTGGACGGAACTCTGAGCCTGGCGGACATGATGCTCATGAACGATGCTCTGGACGTCCAGGGCGAAAACGAATGGCGATATCGGGACGCAAAGGAGTTTGATCGTGGGAGTTGAAGTTCTTCAGAATTTCCTGGCACGATTGGGATTCGAGGTGGACGAAGCCGGAGCGGCAGAGTTCAACTCGACCCTTGTCTCCGGTGCCACCAGGGTGGCCGCCTTTGGCGCGGCCATTCAGGCCATGGCCATCGGTGCCTATGCGGCCATCTATCAGATCGCGGATTCCAAGTCTCAGCTGCTCACCCTGGCGGATGCCATCGATGTTCCCGTGGGTAAATTGGAGGAGATGGGGTTCGTTGCCGAACAAACCGGCTCGTCAGTGGACTCCCTGTATTCCTCCCTTGAATCCATCACCGAACAGCTCGGAGGTACGGCCATCGGTCAGGGTGGCCTGGAAACCTTTCACCGCTTGGGCATTGATGTCCGGGACGCCAACGGCGAACTCCGCGATTCCGTGGACGTCCTCATGGAGGTGGGTAAGAAGCTGGAAGGCATGGACCGGGCCAAAGCCACAATGTTCCTGGGTCAGCTGGGCATAGATCGCAGTCTGGTGCGAATGCTCACCAGCGATGTCACCGACCTGCAACACGCCTACCGTGAAATGTATGACGCCGTGGGTCTGGATTCGCAGCAGGCTGCCGAGGACAGCCGTGCCTTTGTGGGTGAAATCAAGGCCCTCAAGACAATGTTCAAGCTTCTGGGCGATGGTGTGGCCGCCGTGTTCGTGAGTGAGATGAGTCAGGACGTGGCCCGGTTTCGCAAACTCATCCAGGAGAATGTGGGCAAGATCATTCCAGTACTCAAAACCATCATCGATGTGGTGTTGCGAATAGGCAAGGCATTTTTCGGACTGACAGCGCGGCTCATGACCTGGGTGGGCATGATCGTGGATTGGTTCAGTCATCTGGATTCCATGACCCAGACGCTCATCCTGGGCGTGTTGGGATTCGGGGCCGCCTGGCGCTGGCTCAATCTGGCATTCATAGCCACTCCCCTGGGCGCGATCATCACAGGCCTCATAGGCCTGCTGGCACTCATAGACGATTTCATGGTCTGGAAAAACGGCGGAGACAGCCTCATTGAGTGGGGTCCGTGGGCCGAGGACATAGGCGAGGTCATGGATGGCCTGTCCGGCTTACTGGGTTTGCTCGGTCAACTCTGGGACGTCATCAAGGGGCCGTTGTTTGAGGTTATTGGTCTTTGGGGCAAGCATTTCCTTTCCACCCTCGGCTCCATTCTGGGAGCTGTAGCTTCTCTGGTGCAAGCTGTTGTCCGGTTGTTCCAGGGCGATTTTTCCGGCGCAGCTGAGGCCGTCAAAGAGACATTTTTTCATCTCCTGGACATCATCACCAGCACCGCCGAGACTATCAAAACCGTTCTCGGTTTTATGAAAGACTTTATCGGTGATGCAATCTCATGGGCCGTCGATGGCCTGGCGGAGATGGTGGGTCTCGGCGGCTCCTCAGACAATTCAAACGCGCCGCTCCTGGGACCATCACCAGCTCTGGCCATAGCCAGCGGCGGCGGTGGTGGCGGTGACACTTCAATTTCCTCATCCACTGTTATCAAGGTGGACGGGTCCGGCAGCCCTGAAGCCACGGCCCGCGCCGTGTCCAGACAGCAAAATCGGGTCAATGCCGATCTCGTACGTCACACCAAAGGGGCGGCCCGATGAGCGATATCCTGAGCAAATCCTCAGAGACCGTCTATGTCCGGCCCGTCCGCAGTATTGGTGGACTGATCATGGATGTGACCATTGAGGAAAGCCATTCCGACGAACTCGACATCACTGACCACCCGGTGGAGAACGGCGCGGACATTACGGACCACGCCATTATACTGCCATCCTCGGTGACCATCCGGGCCGGGGTATCCGACTCCGGCGGCACCTCCACTGGCGACAAGCGATCCGTAGAGGCCTACGAGGCCCTGCTCGAACTGCAAGGCAAGCGTGAGCCATTCGACCTGATTACGGGCAAGCGGGCATATAAGAACATGCTCATCAAGTCGCTGGCCGTGACCACGGACAGCGACACGGAAAACGCGCTGATCTTCACGGCGGAACTGCGTGAGGTTCTTCTGGCCACTGCCCAGGTCGTATCCGTTCCGCGCTCCCGGCAACGAAAGGGCAAGGTCACCGGCGGCGTGGATGAGCGAGGTCAACAGCAGCTTGAACCGAAAGAGAATAGAGAAAGCTCAGCCCTAAACGAAGGGTTAAAGGGATGGTTTAAATGAAAACCTATCGCATTCCCCTGACGCCCGTACCGCAGACGTTCACCGTAAATCTGGCCGGTACCGCATACAAGCTTACCGTTCGCTGGAACGCTGCCCATGAGGGCGGTTGGGTGTTGGACATCGATCTGCCTGACAACGGTGGCCATGTGCTGGACGGTATTCCATTGGTCACCGGCACGGATTTACTTGCTCCATACGGTCACCTGGGTATCGGTGGCGGCCTTGTTGTATGGTCCGATGATCACGACGATCCGCCGACCATGGACAACCTTGGCGATGGTGTGGACCTGTTGTTCGTGGTGCAGGAGACGTCATGAACATGGCCGATGATTATCTTTACATGCGTCAGTGCAGCCTCATCGTGGGCAGCGACGGACAGGGATTGGAGCTCGCGGATCTGCACGTGGTTTTTCAGACGCACCACGCGGATTTCGAGACGCCGAATCATGCGGACATTCGCATATACAACCTCGCTAAATCGACGGCGCAACGGATAAAGAATGAATTTACCAAGGTTATCCTTCAGGCCGGATACGAAAGCAACATGGGTTTGATCTTCGGCGGCACTGTCCGCCAGATACGGCGCGGGCGCGAAAGCGGCAAGGACTCCTATGTGGACATCCTGGCCAGTGACGGAGACCGTGCCTACAATTACGGAGTCGTCAATACCACTCTGGCCGCCGGAGCCACGGCCACGGATCAGGTGAAAGCGGCCCAGGCCGCCATGGCAAACCACGGCGTGGAAGCCGGACATCTGCCGGAACTGGGCGGCCCAACCCTGCCGCGTGGACGCGTGCTGTATGGCATGGCCCGCACCACCATGAGGGACGCTGCCCAGGCCACCGACACTTCCTGGTCCATTCAGAATGGCGCGGTGCAGATGGTGCCGATCCAAAGCTATCTTCCCGGCGAGGCCGTGCTGCTTACTGCCGAGACCGGACTCATTGGCCAACCGGAACAGACCAATGAGGGTATCAAGGTTCGCGCCTTGATCAATCCACGCTTTCGGGTGGGCGGACGCATCAAGCTGGACAATGCTTCCATCAAGGAGTTTCGGACCGAGATAAAGGTCGGCGCATTCAACAAAGCGCCACGCCTGGATGATGATGGCCTCTACCGCATTCTGGGCGTGGACTTTCTGGGCGATACACGCGGCAGCGACTGGTATGCCGACCTGATCTGCGTAGGCATCGATGACTCCGCGCCCATCGGTTCCAAGCTCATTGACACCACTGGAGGCCAAAATGGATAGACGAGAACGACTTGACGATCCCGTGGAAGCCGTCCGGGCCGCCCTGGATGGATATCTGGCCGAGACATGGACTTCTATGCCCGGCATTGTTCAGTCCTTTGACCCGGACGCCATGACCGTGACTGTTCAACCATCCATCCGTGGGCGCGTGAGCCTGCCGGATGGTTCCACAATTTCCGTGAACATGCCGCTCCTGGTGGACGTGCCGGTCATCTTCCCATCCGGTGGCGGCTTCACCCTGACCTTTCCCATTACCGAAGGCGATGAATGCCTGGTGATTTTTGCGGACCGTTGCATAGACGCCTGGTGGCAGTCCGGCGGTGTGGCCGAACCGCTGGAGCCGAGAATGCATAACCTGTCTGACGGTTTTGCCCTGGTGGGGCCGTTTTCCCAGGCACGGGTGCTGCCCAACGTGAGCGTCGAGAACGTGCAGTTGCGCACGGATGACGGTGCGGCCAGTGTGACCATCAAACCTGATTATACAATTTCTGCATACAATCCGGTGGCCTCCATCACCATGACCCCCGGCGGCGAGATCACCGGCGAGGCCACCACTCGGATCACGCTGAAGACACCGATTCTGGATATCGCCACCAATGCTTTCAACATGTCCAACCTGGAAGGCGGTGCTGTCGAGGCGACCATCAAGGGTAACATCAATCAGGATGGCAGCATCACCAGCACTGGCGATCACGTGGCCGGAAACATCAGTTTGAAGCACCACAAGAACAAGGATGTACAACCCGGTTCGGGTATTAGTGGAGAGCCTGTATGAGGTATCGCAAATGGACCGATGGCAACACGGACATCATGTACGGTCATGGCCAGGCAGACTACTGGACGGACGATGCCATGGGCGTGGCTCAGGCCGTGGTCTCGCGGCTTCGGTTGCTTTCCGGTGAATGGTTCCTGGACCTGGCCGAGGGCACTCCCTACGTGGGCGGCGTCTTTGGCAAGCATACAAAACAGAGCTATGACCCCGTGATCCGCGCCCGCATCCTCGACACGGAAGGCGTGACCTCCATCACTTTCTATGAATCCGTCTTTGACGGCGAAACCCGCAATATCACCATCAGCGTGGCCATTGATACCGAGTACGGTCCGGCCACCATCCAGGAGGTGCTGTAATGGCCCTGGCACACATTGACAAATACGGAATCCACATCCCAACGTACCCTGAAATTATTGCCCGGAGAAAGGAAGAGTTTCGGGGCATCTTCGGCGCGGACGTCTATCTGGAACCGGACAGCCAGGAAGGTCAGATGCTGGCCATGTTTGCCATGGCCGAATTCGACGCCTATCAGTTGGCCCAGTCGGTTTATAATTCTTTCAGTCCACAAACCGCCAGGGGCGAGAGCCTCTCCCGCATGGTTCCGCTCAACGGCATTGCCCGCCATAAATCCGGTTATTCCACCGTGGACGTGACCGTTACGGGCCAGGCCGGAACCGTTATCACCAACGGCATGGCCAAGGACGTGGCCGAACAGATATGGCTCCTGCCGTCCATCGTGACTATTCCTATCGCCGGCGAGATCACGGTCACGGCCACGGCCCAGAAAGTTGGTGCTGTGCAAGCGACCGCCGGAGAAGTCAATATCATCGCCACTCCCACACGAGGCTGGCAATTAGTGACCAACAGCCAGGCCGCCACGCCGGGCGTGGATGTAGAGAAGGATGGTGTGCTGCGAAGCCGCCAACGCGTGTCCACGGCCCTGCCTTCGCAGACTGTTCTGGACGGCATCGTGGGCGCGGTGGCCAACCTCGACGGCGTGACTCGATTCAAAGGATATGAGAACGACACCGGCGCAGACGATGCCAATGGTCAGCCCGCACACTCCATTGCCATCGTCGTGGAGGGTGGCGATACCCAGCAGATAGGACAGGCCGTCGCAGACAAGAAAACACCAGGCGTTCCCACCACAGGCACCACAACCACGCCGGTCACCGACAAGTACGGTATGCCCTTGGTCATCCGCTTTTATCGTCCCACCGAAGTGGAGATAGATGTGGCCGTAACCATTACACCCAGGGCCGGATATGTTTCGCCAACTGGCGAAGCCATCACGACGAATCTGACCGCGTATTTCAACAGCCTGGACATCGGTGAAGACGTGCTGCTCTCCAAGCTCTACACGCCGGTGAACGATGCCGAACCGACACCCGGACAGCGCACCTTTGATGTCACATCCCTGACCATCGCACGGCATGGTGATGCCAAGAGCGGTGCCAATCTGCCCATCAGCTTTACGGAACTGGCCATGGGCGTGGCCGCCAATAGTATCGTGATCGTGGACGAGGTTTAACGGTATGGCGCAACCCACTGTTGACACCTATTTGAGCCTGATCACTTCACTGTATAGAGGGCAACCCAACTTCACCGCCCTGTGTGAAGTCCTGGCGCAGCCCCTCGTGGATCAGCAAACCCTGCTGACCGAGATACGCAAAGCCTTTGATTTGGATAGTGCCATAGGTGTGCAGCTGGATCAGGTTGGTCAGTGGGTGGGCCGTAGCCGTTTGCTGGAGACACCACTTACAGACGTTTACTTTTCCTGGGATCAGGCCGGAGTGGGTTGGAATGAAGGTTCATGGATGGGACCATACGATCCAGAGACCGGCATGGTTTCCCTGCCCGATGATGCATACAGAACGCTCTTGCGCGGCAAGATTGCAGCCAATGCCTGGGACGGCACCACCCCCGGCGCCTACGCCGTATGGGAGGCCGTGTTCGGTGAAAAAGGCATGACCGTAGTCATCCAGGACAATCAAGATATGAGCATGACCGTGGGCGTGGCCGGAATCTATCCCGATGCCGTGACCAAGGCTCTGCTCTCCGGCGGCTACATCCCGCTCAAGCCTTCCGGGGTCAGCATAGATCGCTACGCAATTGCACCCCAGGGCGGCCCACTGTTCGTATGGGGAGCGGATACAGAACATCTCAACGGCTGGGGCACTGGCTCCTGGCCCGAAAACCTCATCCCATAGGGGGAAACATGGCAACGATTAATGAAATTCTAGCTTTTGCCCAGG